TCACGATCACAAGCGTATGATCCCGAAAATCAAAATCTCCGTCCAGCACAGTAACGGAACCGCCGGATCCTATTCGGTGACTCCTTGGGTAATCGACCAATTCGAGACAATGTCGAAAGTCGGATTCATCGGCGCGTTCAGCGACCCGAACGGAATCCAAAACGGTCACCTCAACCTCTTGGCGTTTCTTGCGGAACGTAACGCCGGAGAACCGGTCGAAGCATGGCGAGAGGCATACATCAAAAGCCTCGAAGAAATGCCAGTAATTGAGGTCGAAAACCCTCCGAACGCGGAGACGTCCGACAACTCCTCGCCGAGCTGAGCTTGGTGACGGGACTATCTCCGCGAGAACTCAGAGAACATTCAATCGACGATCTCAACGCGCTCATATACGTCGTCGAGGAAGTCGAAAAAGCCAAAAGAAGGGCGTCTCGTGGCTCTCAATAAATACCAAAAAGCAGCTCAGAAAGAATATCTCGATTCAGTCACCGGCGGTCGAGGCAAAGTCGAGATCGAAGGACTGCGCCAGCTGAACAAGACACTCAAGGACTTCTCGAAAGCAACTCGAGAAGAGCTCAAAGAGGTGCACCGCGAAGCCGGACAGATCGTTGTCGACGGAGCTCTTCGCATTGTGCCATTCCGCACCGGACGACTCGCAGCTTCACTCAAATCAAATCCGACAATGAAACAAGGACGAGTCCGGATCGGTGACTCATCAGTCCCCTACGCCGGAGCGATCCACTTCGGCTGGGCAGCTCGAAACATTCAACCGAATCCATTCGTCTACGACGTATTAGACGACCGGCGACAAGCGGTCTACAACGCATATGCCGAAGGCATCTCGAAGCTCATTATCAAATACGATCTCGACTGAGCAAGTAGAATCACGTCATGGCAAAAGCGATAAACGTCGTCGTCACGGGCAACGCAGCTCCGCTTCGCAAAGCCTTAGGACAAACTCAAGGGCATCTCACCGACTTCGCGTCGAAAGCCCGGAACGCGCTCCTTCCGGCAGCTGCTGCTCTCGGAGGGCTCGCGTTCGCAGCTAATGGCGCGATACAAGCAGCTGCCGATCTCAGCGAATCAACATCGCAAGTCGGCGTCATATTCGGCGAAACCCAGAAAGAGATCCTCGACTTCTCAAAGACGACCGCGAAGTCGCTCGGCTTATCGCGGAAAGCGACACTCGACGCGACGAGCACTTTCGCAACATTCGGGAAAGCAGCTGGGCTCACGAACAAGGATCTCTCGAAATTCGCGATCGACTTCACGAAACTCTCTGCCGATCTCGCGTCGTTCAAGAACACAACCCCAGAAGAAGCAATCACCGCGATCGGCTCAGCTCTTCGCGGTGAAGCTGAACCGCTCCGACGGTATGGCGTCCTCCTCGACGATGCTTCAATGAGACAGAAAGCTCTCGAGCTGGGGATCATCGAATCCACAAAGCAAGCTCTGACGCCTCAGCAGAAAGTCTTAGCAGCTCAAGCTCTGATCTATCAGCAAACCTCGGACGCGCAAGGTGACTTCGCTCGCACCTCGGACGGTCTCGCGAACCAGCAGAGAATCCTCCGCGCTCAGCTCGAAAACGCCAGAGCGGAACTCGGCGAGAAACTTCTTCCGATCGCGACAAAGATCGCGACGTTCTTCAATGACACTCTCGTTCCGGCGATCCAAGCGGTCGCAGCTTGGTTCTCCGAGAAAGGCTTCTCCGGCGTCCTCAAATACGTCACCGAAGAAGCAATCCCGAAGCTCCGCGAAAAACTTATCGACTTCGCGAAAGCGTTCGCGGAATGGATCCCGGACGCATCGCGTCGACTTCTCGAGAACCTTCCCGAGATCCTGTCAACGATCGGTCAATGGGTACTCCGCGAAGGTATCCCAAAACTCATCGAACTGACGACAAAAATGTCTCTCGCTCTAGCTGCGTTCGCTGGCATCTTCGCGATCGAAGTCGTCAAAGGACTCTCATCGGCGGTCTTCGGCATTGTGCGAGAGCTGCCAGCAATCTTCGGAGCTCTCATCGAAGGCATCAAGAAGATCGGCGCGTCAATCGGCGAAGCACTCGGAACCGCGATCCAAGTCAGCTTCGAGAAAACACTCGAATTCATCATCAACGCGGTGAAGTCGCTCATCAACGGCGTCGCAAACCTCATCGAATCCGGTCTCAACAAAGTCTTCGACGGCATCAACCACGTCATATATCTCGCCGAGTGGACGAATGGTCCAGCTGACTATCCACGACTGCCGAAAGTCAATATCCCAGAGCTGGCGAATGGTGGCATCGTCAAAGCTCGACCCGGTGGCACACTTGCGCTCATCGGCGAAGGAGGACGCGACGAAGCAGTCGTCCCACTAGGAGCCGGAGGAATCGGCTCGACCTACAACATCACAGTCCAAACCGGAGTCGGTGACGCACGAGAAATCGGTCGACAAATCGTCGAATATATTCAGAAATTCGAGCGCACCGCCGGACAAGTCTTCGCCTCAGCATGAGCCAAGTCGCCCCTCCAGTCGTCGAAGTCGAATTCGACCTCTCAACGGTGACGAATAGCTTCGTCCTCAACAACGCGACGCAAGGAGTCCTCAACGGCACGACGTACCGGCTCGGAGGATCACAATTCACCGACATCACCGACTACGTCTTCGGAGTGTCAATCTCGCGCACCCGATCAACCGCAACCGGAGAAGAACGATACAACGCTGGAACGTGCTCGATCCTTGTCAACAATGACCAAGCGGTCTTCGATCCGACAATCACAACGATCTCAAGCTCCTATCCTTACGCCGGGAACATCGTTCCGGGAAAGAATGTTCGCGTCACGATCGGAACGGAACGCCAATTCACCGGAATTGTTCAAGACTGGGACTACGACTACCCTCACACCGGGATCGCGACCGCTTCGATCCAAGCGTCAGATCGTTTCGTTCAGCTCGCGAACCAATTCATCTCTCCGCGTACCGTCTCCGGCGCGGTCTCCTCAACGATGATCGGCACAATCCTCGACCTCCCCGAAATCAACTTCCCTCCAGCTGATCGCGATATCGCGGTCGGTCAAACAGTCATGCAGAGCGTCACCTACACCGAACCGACGCTCGTTCTTGGTGCGCTTCAACTTATCGAACGGAGCGAGCCGGGAGCGTTATTCGTCACGAAAGAAGGAGAGCTCGCGTTTCGATCGCGGAGAAGCAATCCGACCTATTCCGGCGCGGTCGAAATCCGCGACGACGGAACGTCGGTGACGCCGGCGCGAATCGAGGTTGAATATGGCTCTGAGCAGCTCTTCAACCGCGCTCAGATCACCCGAGTCGGAGGCTCTTTGCAAGTCGCGGAGAACACCGCTTCACAAGCCGACTATGGCATCTTGCAATTCACCTCGGACGGTCTTCTCATGTCGACCGACATTGTCGCTCAGTCAATGGCGCAATATTACGCGAACTCATATTCTCAACCGCTCTTCCGTCCTCGTCGAGTAACGATCGACATGGCAGCTCAAAGCGGATCGAATCAAGGACTGCTCCAAGCTCTCGACCTCGACGATCTTGTGCTCATCGCGTTCACTCCTCCCGGCGGTCAACTCATCGAGAAATATATGATCATTGTCGGGATCACTCACAACATGAGCCCAGCGCGACACGAGATCCAATATGACCTCGTTGACGCATCGTCGCTCGCTGGAATCTATGGTGACGAAGCACTACCTCCAGAAGATCAGCCTCTCTCTCAACTAGACTCGATCGTGTATGGCTTCTAGGAGACTGAGAAATGGCTGAAGGATATAAAGCTTGGAACTCTGGCGACATTCTGAACGCAGCTGACCTCAACGACTACGCCAGCTCACAAGCGGTCATGAGATTCGCGAACGCAGCTGCTAGGGACGCAGCTCTCACCTCGCTCGTCGTGGTCGAAGGAATGGTCGCCTACCTCAAAGACTCGAACATTCTCACAGTCAACACCGACGGAACGACCTCGGGCTGGCGCGAAGTATCGCCAGCTGAAGCAAACTCGATCAAAGACTCCGCAGTCACCTCAGCAAAAATCCAAGACGGCGCAGTCATAGCCTCCAAAATTCCAGACGGGACAATTACCTCCGCAAAGATCCTCGACGGAACAATCGTGAACGCTGACCTCTCCGCGTCAGCTGCGATCGACCTCACCAAACTCGCGTCGCCAGCATGGACGAGCTACACCGCGACAATTAGTCACGGAACCGGCTCACCGACGAAGACCGGATACTATTACAAGATAGGTCGTCTCGTCGTTGTCAAGCTTCAATCATTGACGCTTGGAGCCGGTCGTAGTGCTGGCGTTGTGACATGCACACTACCAGTCACGGCGGTTAGTGCTAACGGGCTCGCAGTCGGCTCAGCTACTTGGCTGAACGGCTCGTCATTTCTTACTCAACCGCTCGTCGCAACACTCGCGACCAGCACGACAATCGAATTCTTTGACTGTGCATCTCCCGGATTCGCTTACGCGCCGAGCGCGTCAACTCTCGATGAATTGAACTTCACAATCACCTACGAATCGACGAGCTAGGAGCACTCATGCCAACAAACGGACAATTCGTCGTCGGTGAGATCGTCTCGGCAGCTGACGCGAACCAATATTTCTCACGCGGATCGCGGAATATGCTCATCAACGGCGATTTCCGAGTCGCACAACGCGGAACAAGCTTCGTCTCCGGTGCGAACAATGACGACACCTACAACCTCGACCGCTGGACACTACTCTCCGACGGGAATGACATAGTCGACGTCACACAATCAACGACCGCTCCGACCGCTGGACTCTACTCAATCGGGCTCGACGTCGAAACGATAAACAAGAAATTCGGGATCATTCAATTCGTCGAACAACGAAACATGGTTGGAGCCCTTGGACAAGTCGTGACACTTTCATTCCAAGCTCGTATCTCTGGGACGTCAATCTCAAACGTGAAAGCGGTCGTCCTTGCATGGAGCGGAACCGCTGACACAGTCACAAGCGACGTCGTATCAGCTTGGGGAGCTGACGGCGTGACTCCAACATTCGCGACGAACTGGACTGCTGAGAACACTCCCTCGAATCTTGCGGTCACTTCCAGCTGGGCGACGTATCGAATCCAAGCGACAATCGACACCGCCAACACCAAGAATCTCGCGGTCTTCATATGGTGCGACGACACAACGACAACCCTCGGAGACTTCCTCTATCTCACCGACATTCAGCTCGAGATCGGCGCAGTCGCTTCACCATTCGAGCGACGCAGCTACGGCGAAGAGCTCGCATTTTGTCAAAGATACTATTTCCGATGGACTAGTGAGAGTGCTTTCGGCTCGGTGATGATAGCTGCGTTATGGTCTACGACCGCGCACTACGGGCACATGCGTTTTCCGGTGACTATGAGAGTCAACCCTACGACCGGAGGAAGATCAAACGCGGGAGACTTCCTTGGATATTGGTATGCGACGACCTTTGCTACTGCAACCGCAGTCACGGTCGATACTGGAACTGCGACCACGAACACGATCGAAGTCCAATTCACTTTCGCGACTGGCACGACCTCGTCAGCTTCATTCATAAGAGGCTCAAGTAGCGCATGGATCGAAGTAGGAGCCGAACTATGAAATATCAACTATTCCAATCCCCATTCACGAACAAAATTTCAGTCATTCAACACAACGACGACGGATCGTCAATTTGCTTCGACCCGGTCAATGACAACACGATCGGCGAACACT